ACACGCCGTTATAGCTCCAATAATAAGAGTTAACGCCTCCGTACCGGCAACTACTGCCTGCAATAGTGTTCCCAGCATTAAGGACGGAACCAGATGCGGCAATAAGATACGCGTACGTCCCAACAGCTCCAGCAGAAGCCCCCGCATACGCCGTAAGAACTTGCGATGTTGTTGGTGTAGAGCTCACCGCCTGCCACGACCCATTACCCGCCAAAAATGTTGTGCTGCTTGGTGTTCCAGTAGCCGAGAGTTTTGCAACCGTCACGTTGGCGTCTGCAATCTTAGCTGTCGTGACTGCGCTGTCGGCAATGTCTGCTGTAGCAACTGCGCCGTCGGCGATCTTGCCGGTGGTGATCGCGCTGTCAGCGATTTTGGCCGTTGTCACCGCCGTGTCCGCGATGTCCGCGGTCGCCACTGCACCGGCTGCAATCTTGGCGGTGGTGACGGAACCGTCGGCCAGGTTGCCAGCGTCAAGACCCCCGCTCGAGTCAACGACAAGTCGCGCCAGGTTTCGTGCTTTTCCCATGGTTTACTCCAAACTTTTAATGATCTTTTTGCTGTTTAATTGCAAACGGGTTGCGCCATTGAACGTGGGTCAACACCCGCCGGAATCATAGACGGGTCGAGAATGTCGTCTACGCCGTTACCGTTGCGAAGCGCGTGGATGCAGTAAGCCACCGTATTGTCTTCCAAGGCGACCAGCTCATGCTCGTGCTCGGCCTTAATGTAGATCATGTGCGGGGCTTTGAAGTCTGTCGTTTTGCCTTCGACCGTCACGCGAAGCGACCCAGAGGCCAGCAGTGTCAGGTGGTCGAATGGATGGGTGTGGCCATGCTCGACATCGCCTGCGCTCTTGAATTGCATCATGCGCGAGAACAGGTTGGCCACGCAGCCGATCTGGACGTGAGGTGTGTCGGTCATGTTTGTGCCTCTAAGTTGTACAGATTCACAACGAGATGAATACGCGTTTCGTCTGAGCGATTCTTGACGCCATGCAAACGCGTGTTATCGAACTCATAAATCTTGCCGCGCTGCCAGTAATACTCTTGATCTTCTATGCAATATGCGACTTGCGGATTTGTCTTGAGCGGGATGTGTACACGATGGCACGTCTCTAAAAACACCCCCACATCATGGTGCATTGGAATCAGCCCGTTTGGGCAAAGTCGAGCCATAAACGCGGCGTACTGGTTAAAAGCGTAGTGCCTCCGCAACAACTCCAGAATCGGTCGAATAAGAGGCTCAAACTTTTCAAACTGCGGCTCCTTGCGGATGCTGTAAATTGCGCGCTCATCTTCACACGAAAAACATAACGGCGTGTGGTGGATAGGGATTGTGTCGGTTTGCGGAAACACCTCTTTACGATAGTTGGCCACACCCCAGTCAGCCTCATCAATAGCCAACACCAACGCATTAACCAACGCATCGTCTACATCACACACCTCAAAGTACGGCGTATCTAATTTCAACTTACACCTCAGTAACCGGCAGTTGATTTTCGGCTTCAGTCGCAGCAATTCTTGCTTTCTCTGCGTTCCACGCATTGATGGCAAACTGAAACGGCGCAGCATCAGTGATGATTTGGTTGTGTGGCTTGATGAACACGCCGTTCTCAAACACTGTTTTGAACTCGATCTCTCCGTATTCTCCGTACCATTGAACGGCATGGATGGAGGAATCAAGTTGCGATAAGTCAAGAGAGGCAAGATACTCACCCTCAATGCCAACACAATTATCGTCCGCAACAATCGTCAATCTCATGGCTTCACCTCAATAATTTTTAGCTCGGGCCGAGCCTGCTGCAAAGTGGCCATCAAAACTTGCTGGCCCATGTCGTTTGCTTTTACCATTTCATTTCGGAAGCTCTCAACCGCCGCACCAGTCTGGCGCTGCTGCTGGCTGTTCTCGATCATGAGCACTGGCAACCACGCCATCGAGCAACCGTAGTCGTCAATTTCTTCTCCAGTGTTAGGATTGTTGCCGCGCACCTTCATGAACCATGCGCAGTCAAGTTGACGGCATGGGTTGAATCCGTCCAGCGGGCAGTTGGCTTTAGGCTCCAGCTTCATGCTCAATCCTTGGTGGCAATGATGACGTCCACATACTGGACGTTGATTGCGGCAGTTGCGCTGGACAACGATCCCGAACCGCTAAAACTGTGATCGTGAGATCCGCCGCCACCAGTGCTGGCAGTTGTCCCTGATGCGTTTGCGATAGTCGGTTTTCCGTACGCCCTCATAGTGTTGCCATAGTTGTCATTCTGGTAAGCACCGTGAGTGTGGCTTGGCATCTGCGTTGTGGTCAGCGTGGTCGCGCCAACAGTACCACTCACACTCACCGAGCCGCTGACAGAAGGCGTGCCGAAAGCAGTCGTAAATGCCGCGCTACCACCAGAGCCGGCAGTGCCAGACACCACGCGCAGTGCTTTGTTGTTGTGCGTTGTGGACTTGGTCCAGCCTGTCGGTGCAGAAGTCTGCACAAAAAGCATGGCGGTGCCGGACGGAAATGCCGCAGGCACGCTAATCGTAATATCACCAGAACCCAAAAGCGAAGTGCTGTTGATTGTTTTAATGTTGGTGCCGGACACAAGCGTGGCTTGCTTTGCCGCCAGCAAGACGTCTGTCTCTGCTTTGTTGTAGTGGTCGGCCAGCTCAAAGTTGCCGTAGGTGACGATGTTGATCTCGTCGTTCACCGCAGCACCCGATGCCAAAACAATGCTGTCACCGCTGCTTGCGGTGTAGTCGGTCTGGTCCAAGCGCACACCGTTCAGGTACACGTCAATGAACCCCACGTCGTAGGCCAGCGTGTTGCTGTTGCTGTCGCTGCCGGTGAAGGTGGTCTGCGCGGCGGTCGCGATGTAGCGATAGCGCTGGCTGGTGCCGTTGACGGTGGAGCCCACAGACTGCCAGCCCGATCCGCCGTAGACCTTCATCTGATCGTCGGTGGTGTTGAAGTACAGGTCGCCAACTTGCAAGGCGCTTGTGTCGTTGCGCGTTGTTGGCGCTGTTGAGCTTCCGCCCTGGTACACGTCGGCGAAGTTGCTGATGTCGGCCACGTTGTCCGCGGCGATGGAAACGTCAGCGGCGACCGCAGCCACTGCGCTCACGTCGGCGATCACTGCGCCCACCGTCTGCACGTCGGCGATGTTGTTGGCCACTACCTCGATCTCAGACACCGCCTCGTTCAGGTCGTTTGCCGTGGTGATGATCGAGGCGATGTCGCCGGCCACGGTGTTGACAGACGAGATATTGGTGGCCACGGTGGACACGTTGGCGTTGTTGGTGGCCACGGTCGACACCGCCGAGCTGATCCCGGCCACGGTCGTGACGTTTGAGCTGATGCCAGAGACGGTCGATACCGCAGAACTGACGCCGGCCACTGTAGTGACCGCAGCACTCACACCCGCCACGGTGGTGACGTTCGACGAGATGCCCGCCACAGTGGTCACGTTCGCGGCGATGTTCTCGACAGCGGCCACGTCGGAAGCAATGTCGGCAACTGCCTGCACGTCAGCAGAGATGCCAGCCACCACACCGATGTCGGTGCCGTCCGCGGCCACGGTGCTCACCGCTGCGGAAATACCTGCCACGGTCGTCACGTTAGCCGAGACGCCAGCGACCGTGGTCACGTTCGCACTGATCCCGGCAACGGTGTCGATGTTGGTTTTGTTCGAGTTGACCGCGTTGATGTTGGTTGCATTACCTGCCACCGCGGTGATGTTGCTGTTATTGCCAGCGACCGCGTTGATGTTGGTGCTGTTGGAGTTGACAGCGTTGATGTTGGTCGCATTGCTATTGACAGCAGACACGGCCGAGCTGATCGCCGCGACACCAGACACCGCGGAGCTGATGCCCGCCACCGTGGTGACGTTGCTGCTGATGCCGGCCACGGTGGTCACGTTGGAGCTCACGCCCGCCACGGTGTTCACGTTGCTGATGTTGCTACCCACCGTGTTCACGTTGGTGATCGCGCCGGCCACCACCTCGATCTCGGAGGTTGCCTCGTTGAGATCGTCGGCCACGGTTTGGATGTCGGAGATCGCATCGGCGATCGTGTTCAAGTCCGAGAGGTTGTCGGCCAGCAAAACGATGTCAGCCACCAGCGCATCGGCGTCGGCGGTGTTGGTCACCGGCAACTTGGCCGCACGGTCGAGCTGTTCCTGGAGCTGCTGGTTGATCATCGACATGCGGTCGAAGACATCCTCGTGCGTCTCGGCAAAGAACTGGCCCTGGTTGCGCAGGTCAGTCTCTTGCGTGAGCGGCAGCACGCGCTGGATCGTCAGGCTGTAGTCGCTCGAGAGCGCCGGCGAGATGGTGACCGTCCCGCCGCTGTACGAACCAACACCCGTCACGGTGTAGTCGGTGTTGAGCGTTAAGACAGTCTCCACGCCGTCCGCATCGGCCTTGGTAACCACCAAATCGGTGGCCGCAAAGATGCGAAACGTGAAGGAAAAAACGGTCGTCGAGCCGTTTCCGGTGTAGTCGACGCGGTTCGTGCTGGATGCGACAGTCATTTATCAGTCCTCTTTACGCTTGCCGAGCAGTGCATAGGCAAGCAGCTCTGCGATATTGTCGGGGTTTTCTTCACCCTCACTTACACGCCACAGGTATTTTCCAGTGGCAGCCATTTGCGCCGTGCCGGCCACGCCGAACACATAGCCCATCGTCTCGGCGACCTTCAAAGAGTATTCACCCCACTCTAGGTCGCCCTCGATCGCCTTACCGGTCGCCGTGGCCGCCTTGCCGATCTTGTCGAACACGTTGGCCAGAGGTGAGAACCGATAGTCGAATCCGCTATCTATTGAGGAAACGACATCACGCAAGACAGGGATGGCCATCATCGGGTAGAGCAACACCTTGCGGATCGTCCAGGCCGCCGGATCTTCGTCGTCATCGGGGCCGCGTCCGAGGATCAATTCACCCAGGACAGCCGGAACCATGACCGTGAAGAACACCCGAGACAGGAAGCGCGGCATATCGCGGATCTCCTGCACGTCGCGGCCCATGTCACGCATCCGATTGTAGAGAACCGAGAAATACGAATAGAACATGGTCACCGACTTGGCCAGCTCGTTGTTGCGCTGGATCGCTGCCAGGTCCTTGGCCCCGCCTGCGCCTTGAGTCATGCGCACCGCGGCGTCGGCTTCCAGGCGTGCGGTTTCCTCGCTGGCACCTTCGTCGAGCGCCTGGCGGTATGCACCCATCCAGGTCGGCACCGTGACCATGGTGTCCATGATGGCGATGCCGTGGAAGGCAAAGCGCTGGACCTGGGCGTAGCCGCTGGTCTGGCCAGTCAAGTTGCGCAGTTGGTCGCGGATGTCGCGGTCCAGCGTGTTGGAGCGGTTGCGCATCTCGCCCGAGAGCTCGCGCACCTGGTTTGTGAGCGCGATCGGATGGCGCAGGTACTCGAGCACGGCCTGGCTCAGATAGCGGCCCTTGACCTTGTCCAGCGACTGCGAGATGCCGGTAATCTGCGCGATCATGGTGGTGGCCTTGAAGCCCATGGTGGCCGCCACGACGTTGGCGCGTGCGGTCATCATCCAGCGCGAGAAGTCCGACAGACCCTGCGCGGAGCCGCCGTTGCGGTCGTTCACCACCGAGCGCAGCCACGGCAGCATCTGCTTCTCGTAAGCTGGGCCCATGGTTTCCTGGAGCACGTTGCGGATCTCGCGGTTGGTCAGGATCTTGTTGGCCTGCACCACGGCCTCGCGGTGCGTCAGATCCTTGACCACCTTGGCCATGTGCTGCGAGATCACCTGCTCGAAGTCCAGCAGCATCGGGGCGGCAAAGCCCTCGGTACGCGCCTGGGTGTGGCCCTTGGGCGTGGTGGCCCGAACATAACCCTCCTCGAACAGTTGGCCCAGATTGCCGGCCTCCTGCTTGGCGCCCTGCTCAGACAGGCGTGGATCGTAGACCAGCGGGTAGTAACCGCCGGCCAGCGTGCGGGTGACGTTGCCCTGCTCGTCGCGCACTTGGTAGGGCTGGGCCTCCACCTTGGGTGGCTCCAGACCGGTCATGCGCTTTTCGAGCTCGGCGATCTCGGGCCAGACCGAGTTGATCGTGTCCCAGGTTTCCTGCACGAATGACCAGTCGGCGTCGTCCAGCTTGGCCAGGCCGCGCTCGATGGTCGCGATGTCCCAGCCCATGCCGCGCATCATCTTGTCGATGTTGCCCTGGTTGCCCATGTTTAGCGCGATCGAGATCAGGTACTTTCGGGTGACCTTGCCCATGCCGGGGATCTCGAAAGTATCCAGCATGGACAGCCGGCGCTCCTTGGGCATGTCCTCGAGCGACTTGGCCAAGCGCTCGGTGAGCTTGCGGGTCAGGTCGTACTCGCGGGTCTGGGCCTCGGCGATCGGGTTCCAGATGTAGGTGTGCCACGGGCCGTTGACGTTTCCGCCGTCCAGCCACTCGACCACCTGCTCCATTTTCAGCAGCATGGCGTCCAGGCGCGAGACGGTGTCGCCGGCGCGCTCGCGCATGGTCATGGCCGACATGTCCAGCGGCAGCGGGGTGCGCGTGCCAGCCACCTCGGCCGATGCCACCAGCTCGCCGATCGCGTCGTTAAACTCGATCTCGGCCTGCTTGGTCTTGAGTTTGTTCTTGAGGCGGGCCAGGTGCTCGATGTTGCGCACCGCGTCGTAGATGGCGCGCAGCTCGTCGAGCGGCACCTGGCGATAGTTGACCAGGCGCGACTCGTTGAGCAGCACCGCGCTGATCGAGGGCTCGAGGCCTTGGGCTTCTTGCTCGGCGATCCAGTCGGCCAGGCTTGCGCGGCGGTCAATCTTGGACAGTGCCACCCTGCGGAACTCGTAGCGGTCCAGGATGGCGTCGATCTGCTCGAGGTAGTTGGCTCCGGCCTTTCCCATTTGTTCGCGGGTCGAGCCCTTCTCGAACTTCTGGGCGTACTTCAGGATCTTGTCCGCTTCTTCTTTGGCTTTGCGCGACTCGAGGTAGAGGTGGTGATTGAGCAGCTCTTTTTGCTTGGCATCGGCGGCCAGCATGTAGTCGCCCTTGCTCATGGCCTCGAAGGCCTGGCGCGCCGCCTTGCGTGAGGCCAGCAGGTACTTGTTGGCATCCAGGTCGCGCACGGCGGTCTGGCCAACGATGCCGCGGGCTGCACGGCGGAACGATTCAGCAGGCGGCACCTCGGTGGCTGCACGGGCGTTGCGGCGGTCCTGGCGGGCCTTGTCGCGCTCGGCCTGCACGAACGGGGCGACCTCGCGCTGCTTGCGACGCAGGGCCCGCAGCTCGGCCATGAGCACGTTCTCGCGCTGGCCATTGTGCAGGGCGATCTTGGCCTCGTCAGAGATCGTGCCGTCGGTCATCAGGTCGCCGTAGGTGTCGCGCATGCGCTGGTCAGTTTCGGCCTCGATCAGCTCCTTGCGATCGCGCATGCCCACCAGCGCCTCGATCAGGGCGTCGCCGCTGTTGTAGCCCAAGAACTCGGCCGCGGTGTCGGCATCCATGCCGCCGGTGGCCGAATAGATCCGGGCAAAGCCACGCGGCAGGCGCTTGACGTAGTCGGCGCCGTACTTGTCGACCAGGCTTTGCTTGTTGAGCTTGATCTCGGTGTCGTCGTCCATCTTGCCGGCGACCAGCGCCTTGAAAGCCTGGTACACGGGCTGGCTGTCGACCTCGAGGGTGACTTCCTCGCGCATCTTGTCGCGGGATTCTTTCCACCACTCCTTGCGCTCGCGCATGAGCTGGCGCATGAGCTTGGCGGTCAGCGCTTCCTTGCCCGACTCGGTGGCCTGGGCCACGCTGGCGCGGTAGAGCTCGAACTCTTGGGGCGACATGCCAGCGGCCGCGGCATCGAGGAACAGCGCCTCGACGTTGACCTGGTCCTTGGCGGCCTGGATCTCGACCTCGGTTGCATAGATGCGATCGAACACCTCGCGCACCTCGTTGTTCAACTTCACGTTGAGCGAGGCGATCTGCTTGTAGAGCAGGGTCATCCAGGACTTGAAGCGCTGGAAGATGTCCTGGAGCTCTGGCGTTGGGGCGTTGCCCTCCATGAGGTAGGCCTCATTGGCGCGGGCAAATTTCTCGTGGGCCTCCACGGCGCGGTTGTATTCCGCGCTGCCTTTTGTCTTGCCGTCGAGCGTGAGCTGGTCGCGGGACTCTAGGCCCAGGAAGGCCAGGACCTTGGCGTAGTCGTTCTTGATCTGCTCGGGTGCACCCTCGGCGGTGGCCAGGTCGCCCAGCACCTCGAGGTAGAAGTGGCCAGCCTCGTGCAGGAAGGTCGAAAGGTTGGCCTTCTCCAGCAGGACGATGTTGAACTTGCGGTTCGCGCCAAACTGGATGAAGCCGCGCTTGTCGTCGAGCTCGCTGCCTTGGTCTAGCTGGGCATCAGGTCCGCCGGCAGCTCCGGCATCGGACTGGTAGAGCCGTTGGATGGGGATGACTCGCCGTCCTGGTACAGGTCCTTGAGCGACACCAGGCGTGTCGACAATTCCTGATCCAGTTTCGACAGTAGCTCCTGTTTTTGGGACGGTGTCATAGTCCCGGAGAAGGTCACCCAAGAGTGTGTCCACCTCGCGAAGAAGTCCCTCAACCCCTCCTGGTGGTAGCCGTCCAGCTTGGGCCAAATCTCCCGCAGTTCCAGCAGTGATTGCATTTATCTGACTCCTCAATTCCAAAATGCGCTGTGCGCGCTCTTGCTGTGTCGCAGGCTTTGCTTCCAGGCTTTTCATCACCACGTTGGTGGCCGTGCCATGGAAGCAGCCAACGCCGCCGTTGACATCGCATTTCGTGCAATTCCAAGTGCCCTGCTGACTGGTCTTGCCGAGCTTCTTGAAACCCGAGTCGATCGGGCACAGGTAGGGCTTGACCTCGGGCACCGCCTTTTTCAAGTCGGTGATCTCGGTGCCGTCGAGCAGCTTCTGGCCCAGCTTGACCGGCAGCACCACCTGGATCTGGTTGCGCGCCGCCAGCTTGGCCAGCATGTCGATCTGCGACTTGCCAGTGTACACAAACGCAACAGGCAAATCGGGGTTTGCGTCGGCCATGTCCATGTTGCTGTCATCAATGGACAACAGTCTCAGGTTCATGTCAGGAACAGCGCGCAGGAACTCGGGCACCTTGGAGAAGATCTGGGTGCGGATGCCCTGGCGGTTCAGCTCCTCGATGAAGGGCAGCCAGGCCATGTCGCCGTCGCCCTTGTCAAACAGGCGCAGCGCCTTGTTGGTGGCGAATTCCGCCGTGGCCTTGTACTCAGCAGCCACACGCTGGGCCGATCGCACCGGGTCGAGCTCCACGGCCAGGGTGACCAGCTCAGACTTCACGATCACGTTGGCGTATTGGTAGTTACCCTTGGTTGCGTAGCAATACTTGGCGCAGTCGGCCGACGGGTCGCAGTTGATGAACGAGCTGTTGACGTTGTTGACCGGCTTGGCCGCGCCGCCCATCAGACCGCCGTCAGCTTCCAGCAAGCCCCACAGGCCGTTGATGCCGCGGGTCGAGAGCACGTTGCGCACGCGCTTGACCTGGGTCGAGTCCATGCTCGACTGGAACGTGGGCTCTTGGCCGTTGATCAGCATGCGCATGGCCTGGCGGGTGAAGATGCCCTCCACTGCCTGCTTGGCCCAAGGCGTGCCTTTGTGCTCGGCCAGGTTGGCCATGATGCGATCGGCATCGGGGCGGGTGGCCAGGAACTCGTCGAAGGCCGCCTGCTCTGCCTGGTCGAACTCGCCCGGCTCACGGCGCAGCACGCGCTTGACCTCGCCCTCGCCGATCACGGCGCCTTGAAATAGGATGTTGTCGGTATCGGTGCCAAAGGTGCCGACGTTCTGGTCGGCCGACTTGATCGAGGCCGGGTCGAACGCGACGAACACATCGGATGGCTCGCCAGCGTAAGGGCCGGCACCGCCGCCATCATCGACCACGTTGCGGATGATCGCTCCGTCGTTGTTGGCTTCTCTGGCCTGACGCACCGCATCGTCCGTAGACTCGTAGCGGGCGGGAGCTGGTTCGACCGTTCCACCCTTCTGACGCGCAAAGGTGTTGGCGTCGTCAAACAGCTCGAAATACATCGTGCCGTCGTCGGTCATGAGCTCGTCGCCGTTTTCATCGAGCACGACGTACTGGCCAGGGCGCTCGCCGTTCCACAGCGCGCCATCGAAGTCCACCTCGTACACGTCGCGAATGTTCAGGAACGACGCATAGATGCCCGACACGCCATCGGCTTGTCGTGGGCTCTCGACATCCTCCTCGGTGATTTCACCGAAGTCAATGCCCTGGGCGCGTCCACGCTTGACGTAGGTCGACGCCATGGCGCGGTTGCTGGTCGTGAAGATGCCCAGATCGCCGCGTCGCTCGCCGCCGGTGTCGAAGAACCGGGTAAACCCACCCGTGTCGGTGCCGTGATAGACGACCAAGGGCTCGCCGTTGTCGTCGACGACCTTGGACACTTGATTGTCGGCGTCGCTCCAGACACCACCCTGCATGCCTGCAAACTTCTCCCAATCGCCAAACCAGGCCTTGAAGGATGGCGTGCGCACCTGCACCCACTGGCGCTCGGTGAGGTTGGTCTGGTTGCCGTTGGGTGCGCGCATCCACTGCTCGGTGCCCTGGTACTGCGCCACCACGGCGTCGTACTCGGCTTGCGCCTGCGCTTGGAGCTGCTGCAAGTAGGTCTGCGCTACCTGGTAGAGCTGGTCGACCACGCCCTGGAGCTCGGGCGTATTGCGCGCCTGCTCGATCAGAGCTCGCACCTGGCGGTTGTCCAGTGTGCGCAGGTCGACGCCCAGGCTGTCCAGGTATTCCGACAGGCTGTTCATGGCCTCGCGCATGGCCAGCGCGTTGTTGTCGGTCACGTTGATCGAGAACACGCCATTACCGCGCAGGTCTTCGTCCAGGGCGTTCAGGAAGTCGGCCTCGGTCAGCTCGCCGGCGGTCATGCCAGGGAAGTAGCCCGCTTGCACCGCAGCCTCGAGCGCCTTATCCAGCGACATGCCGTCCTTTTGCGTGAGCTTCTTCTGGAACGGCCGGCGCTCCATGTTCTCGTCAGCGGTCAGGATCTCGCCCGACGGCACCAAGCCACCGGAGTCGCGCACGAACTCGGCCAGCGAGCGGCCAAAGATCTGCTGGTCTGTTGGGAAAGACCCAGCGCGTAGCGCATCCAGCAACGGGTCGATCGTGATGTCGGACGTCGGGCTGGTGGTCAGCACCCCCGGCATGGGGCGGCCGACGGTCAGGCCGTAGTTGGACCAGAGCTTGCGCGCAGCGTCGACGATCTCAGCGTCGGTCACCTCGCGGCCCTCGGCCGCTGCACGGCCGCGCAGGTCGCGCTCGGCCAAGATGGCCATGCCGCGCATGACCGTGGCCGAGGATTGAGCGGTCTGGGCGTCATAGCCTGCACCGCGCAGTTGGCCCTCGATGTCGGTGACGATCTCCTGGATCGCCTGGTTGATGCCGCCCTGGCGGGTCTGCTCGTCCACCAGTGCCTGCATGCTGGCCTCGAGCTCGGACTCGCGGGCATCCATCTCGGCCATCCATGCCTGGCGCTCGCGAGGTGTCTGGGCACCCTGGTCAAATTTCAGGTCAGGGATCAGGCCTTGCAGGTAGTCGGTCGGCGCCACGTTGGCCGCAAACTTCTCGATCGGGATCACCACATCGGAGCCCACGGCCAGCGCTTCGCGGTAGTTGGTCGCGCCGATCTCGTCGGCGACCTGCTCTGGGTCGATGCCCTGCGACTGGAAGAACGTCTGGAACTGCTCGACCGGGATGTAGGCGTTTTGGACCGGGCCGTTCTCGGTCACCGACGCGACAAACTCCTGGTATTTCTCGGGCAGCCGCTCGCGCAGCTTGCTGTCACCTGACAGCGCCACGATGACTTCCTCTTGCTGCTTGGCCTGGCGGTAGCCGCGCACACCCAGCGCTGCACGCACGATGGCCGCAGACAGGCCGGCAGCCGTGCCTTCTTTGAGCGCGCCCTCGAGGATCGGGGCGTTCTCGTCGGTCAGCACCTTGCGGGTCAGATCGTGCAGCAAGCCCTCGGCGATCTCTTGGCCAGCCTCGATGCCACCGGCCGCCACCTTGTCGGCAATGAATCGCAGAGCGCGGTTCTTAATCTCAGGCGGCACGCGGTTGAGGATCTTGTCCAGGCCGTACTTTTCGGTGATGGCAGTGATCGCCCCGCCGGCCACGATCGCGGTGTCGCGCAAGGCTGGATCGGCAACATCCTTGGCTGTCTTGGTGGCCATGACGTCTGCGCCCTGCGAGTACATCGACGCGCCGGTCAACATGCCGCCGGTGGTCAGGTAGCTGGCAATCTGAAAGCCGATCTGGCCGATGCCGCTGGCCACATCAGTGTCCAGGCCTTGACGCTCTTTGGGTGGCGCAACGTATTCGCCGGCTTGCTTCAAGGTTTGGCCTGGGCGCTTGAGCACCTGCTCGGGGTCCAAGAACCACGGCACAGGCGTGCGCAAAGCGCTCATGACCGAGTTTGGCAGGACCTTATCCAGCAGCGATTCCAGCGAGCGGCTGGCCACGCCGTAGAGCTCACCAGCACCAGACAGGGTCGAGCCTGCGCCCTTGCCGATTACGCCCTCGGCCGCAGCTCGTGTGTAGTCGACTGGCTTGAGCAGGACCTGCTCGAGGGTGGACAGGCTTTGCACATCGTCCTGGGCCACCGCGGCGTTGTCGGGGTTGGCCAAAAACCTGGCCGTCTTGGGGTTGCTGCGCACCAGGTCATCGACCGACAGCGCTTGCAGCTTCTCTCGTTTTTCCAGCTCGGGCCGAAAGTCCTTGGCCAGATCTGGCGCGATGCCGGTCTTGGCTGAGAGCTTGAGCAGCTTCGCGTATTCGTCCGGGTTCTTGTCCAGGCCAACAGTCAGCGACTGGTTGACGGCCTGGCTTTGGCCAGCCAGCTCGGATTCTTGTTGCGCGAATAGCTCGAGGTCTTTGAGTCCCATGTCACTTAGCTTTCAGACGCACATACCCTTCACGGATCTGCGCTTCGGTTGGGTTCTTGATGCCGACAGTTTGCAGCGCCTTGACGACCGCCTCGCGGTCCGCACCCCGTATTGTGATGGCTTCTGGATTCTGCACCTCGAACAGTCGCTTGTTCTCCACGCCCGATCGCGTCACGCCGAATACCGATTGCTTGTAGGCCACTGGCACCTCGACGACTAGGCGCTTCATGATGTCGTCTTTTTCCTTGCGGGTCAGATCTCGGCCCAGCGTACGCTGCTGGTCGTCGATCAGCGTCTCGACGCGGTACTTGAGCGAGCCCAGCGTCTTCTCGGCGTCGCTGTCTTTCTTGGGGCTGACATCAAGCCCGCCCTCGCTCGCCCAGAACTTGAACTGGTCATTGTCGATCGTGGCCGAGCGCACCTTGTCCTCGCCCTTGATGAGCTGCTGCTTGTTCGACAGCAACTGCTTAACCAGCGCCGAGCCGACCTTGGGGGCCATGGCAAAGATCTCAGCGTCCGGCATGCCGGCGAGCTTTTGCGGGTTGCTGGCCACAGCCCAATAGGATGCGAACTTGTCGAGCTGTGCGCCCTCCCCATCCTGACCGCGCTTTTGGTAGGCCTCGATCTTCTCGATCATCTGGATCTGCTTCACGCCGTCGAGCCGCTTGAACTCTGGCGACTTGCGAATTGTCGACAAAGGTTCTCCTGCGATCACGCGCTGGAAAATGCCGCCGGTGATCTGCGAATCGCGTTGGCGCGCCGAGTAGTCGTGCGCGCTGGCGCGCTCTTTCAGATCAGCCATGGCCACCTTGAGGCCGTCGGGATCGTTTTTGAATTCACTGCGCAGCTTTGCGGACATTGCATCAAGGTTTACGGCAGCGTTATCGTCGCTTGGTCCAGAGTTTTTCCAGACATCATCCACCGCAGTGGCTGCACGCATCTGGCGCTCATCGGCCTGGATCTTGTCGCGCATGGTCTTGGCTGCTTTGGAGCTCTCAACAATGACGCCGGCTTTGACCTGGTCCTCGTAATACTTCTTGGCCGCAGCCGGGTCGGCTGAAACGCCCTTGGTGGGGTCGCCGTCGAGCTTGCGCTGGATCACCAGCATGTGCATGTTGCTGACTGCGTCCTTGACGGCCATGTCCTGCTGGTCGGCGGCCATGCCCTGGCGCATTGCGTAGCTGCGGGTGTTGGCTTTGACGCGCTCGATCGACTGCGCGACCGAGTCAGGGTCCATGAAATTCTTGGCGACGTGCTCTGTCTCGGACTCGACCACGCCCTTGTAGACGCTCTCGCGGTAGACGTTTCCCTCTTGCGCTTCGTGGCGGGCGAGCTGGCCACCGAACTCGAGCTTGGCCCGGCCGGCAGCGCGCTGAAACATGCGCTTTTGGTTGTCGTTGGCCAGGCCGCCCTCGATCTCCTGGGCGGCCGTGTCGAACCGGGTCATATATTCCTGGCCGAAAGGCTGCTTGCGGTTGAAGACGTTGCCGGCCTTGACGTTGGTCGCCCCGACTTCATCTTTTCCGTCGCCGTAGGTCAGGATGTTTTGCGACTCGCGCAGCTTGTTGAAGGCTTCCTCGGCGCGGATCTGGTCAGCCTCCTCGCGCGCCTTGGTCATGGCGTCGGCCATGTCGCCCAGGCCTCTGGCCAAGGCCTGCATGCCCTGACCCACCGGGCCGATGTTGCGGGTGACGTTGGGCAAGCCCTGGAGCTGCACCTGGGGCGTGTCATAGACTGGGATGCGTGGCATGGTTTATCTCAAGGTTTTGCTGCGGGCTTATCGAACCAGCCCATTTTCGAGCCGACCTTGCTGGTGCCAGTGAGCAAACTGCCCATGGCCGCATACTGGCCTTCGGTGGCCGCCGTCTCGCCCTGGAGCTTGAAGCTCTCTGCCTGGTTCTCGTAGCCCCAAGACTCGCGCAGCGCGTTGGTGCGGATGGTCTGCGCATCCTTCTCGCTGATCGTGGCTGTGTCGAGCAAGATGTCGCCAAACGATCCACTGCCCACCACGGCGCCGCTGGCACCCATGGCCGCACGTTGTGCGCCGGCAACCTTGTCGCCCTTGGTGCGTGCAGCCTCGGCCTCGATGTTGCCGCGGTTGATCGCGTCGCGAGCTTTCATCTCGGACACTTGGCGGTTGTAATCGGCCTCGCGCTGCTTGGCGGCCGCTGCCTCCATAGCGCCCATAGCCTGAACGGCTGAACTGGCCACGGCCAGTGCGATCTCAATTCCCATGACTTAACCCCTTACTAAAGAGCACCCCGGCATCATCGAAGCCGAGCGCTTTGAACAGGCGCGTCGTGCCCTGGACGTTGACCGCGGTGGTGATACCCATGCGAATCTGAACAGCTCCCTGGCTTTTGGCCCACGTCTCGAAGGCGCAGATCAGGCGCACGGCAGTCACGCCGTGCCGGTGCTGGGGATGCACAAAGAAAGAATAGTCGAACGCGACTTTCTCGCCAGAGAACCAGTGCTCTGTCACCCCGCCACCGATAAACCCCACCACCTCGTCCTCGAGCTGCGACACAAACACCGCACCCGCGCCATCTATCAGCAGCTTGCACTGCCGACTTACCTTTTCATCATCGTATCCAAGACCCGCATAGCTCGAGGTGTCGTGCAACAGGCGGCCAAGGCGCACCAGGGTTGGGACATCGTCATGCGTGGCAGGTCGGATCATTGACCGATTTTATGCTCCACCAGCGGCCACCTCTGGGATGACCGCCAAGATCGACAGCGGCAAGGGATCGGACTGACGCACGAACACCCGGCCGTTCTTGTTCCAGTTGGACGGGATGCGGATCTCGGCAATGCCGGTCAGCGTGTTCACTGGGTCGTCGTAGTTCTCATTGGAGCGCTGCTTGTACTCGACCAGGTTGTCCTCGTCTTTGCCAGCGAAGATGCCGCGGGACTTGCGCACGATCATGCTCACCGCCGGGATGTTCTTTTGCTTGTCGCGCACCGTCTCGGCCGTGTTCAGGTTCAGATCCAGCGTCTCGAAGTCCGACTCGTAGGGTAGGCCGGCGTGCACCACCGCAGCCGCCACACCAAGCGTGATGTCGCCACTGCTGACCGCCTGCTGTGGCGCGACGTGGCCATCGGCCAGGATCGACACGGTCTTGCCCTCGATGTGATCCAGGCCGGAGAAGGTCTTGCGGGCATGCGCCCAGGATGTCGTGGCACTGTTGCGCAGGCCGCTGTGCACGTCGCGGTTGATTGTCACCGTCACCACCGTGGCGCTGGCGCGTGCCGTGATGGCCAGACGCAAAATCAGGCCGTCCTCGTCAGTGATGTGGATCTCGCTGCCGATGTCGCCGGTCACGAAGTAGCTGGCGCTGGCCGTCAGGGTGAAGGTGGCCGAGCTGCCGTAGGTCCATGCACCGCTCGAGGTCAGCGTCATGGTGGTGGCGCCGGTGTTGCGGCCGTCATAACTCAGGCCGCAGTCCACAAAGTAGGCGTCCTTGATGTCGGTGAAGAATCGCGTGCTCATGCGCTCGACGTAGCGCTTGGTCGACCCGTTGATGGTGCGTTTGATGGCGAGATAGACCGCGTCCTCATTGCCTTCAGAGATGCAACACACGCTCTCGACTTCGCCATCAGTGTCGTGACGGTGCCAGCCGATCACCTGCTGCTCGCGCATATAGGTCATGCCCAGCAAAACCCCGTCATCGCGCACCGCCCACACCACGCTGTTGGGCGTTTGCTGGTAGGTCCAGTCGGTGAGCTGGTGGCCCTCGACCAAGTGCGCAGACAGCACCGTCAGATCGTTGCCGGTGTAGCTGTCGGACGAGAACTCATAGCCCAGGTCGCGCACCGTGGAGCCCTTGTCCTGGAGGTAAAGCGCGGTGTTGCCGATGGCAATCGGTGGCCGCTTCGAGCTGCCGCGGTAGCCCTGGATCTTGGCCGCGATCGCGCTGGGGCTGACCACGTCATTGTCTCCACCGCCGATCACCCACTCCGAGCCAGAGGTTAGCAGCACCAACTTGTCCAGCGCCAGCATGTGGCGCACGGCATTGACCTGGCGCGAGGCGATCGTGAAGGTGATGGCGTCATCGTCCACTGTCGGGTTCGATGTACCAAAGTCGGGGAAGGCGCCGGTCCTGGACATCCAGACCGTCTGCGGCTGGGCCGGCGTGTTGGCAAACACGATGCGCTGCTGGTAGTAGGTGACCGCCGACGGGTAGCCCTGGGTGTTGCCCCATGCCTCAAAGGCCCATTTGAAGGTGGCATTGCCAGAGCCGACCGCTTCGGCCGGCAGTCGCTGGAGCACTGTGGCCGTGGCACTGCGCGCACCACCGACAGCGGTGATCTCGACGATGCCAAAGCCTGAGTGCTGGTATTCCCACTCGACACCCACGCGGGCATCGCTGTTGGAGCTGGAGCCTGGTGCACGATAGACCGCGCCTTCGTCGTTGTTGGCGCCGTCCCATGCCCGGCCTTCGGTATGCGATGGGCGCAGCGTGCCGGTGATCCGCACACTCGTGGCGCCGCTGACGTTGGGCGAGACGGCCTTATAGACCCGGCCGTTGGCCTTGATCAGATCGTTTTGGCTTACCGCCTTGCTGGTTTCCCAGGCTTCGACCGAGATGTTGGGCGAGGTTTCGATGTAGAGGTAGCTGTTGACGTAGCTGCTGTCGAACACGTCAAAGTTGGTGGTGATGGTCACCGTGCCCGTCGCTGCGCTGGCGTAGAGCGTTTTCGTGTCAACGGTGTTGACTTCTTGAAACGGGCCATTCAGGTTGGCAAAGTAGTCAAGCGTCCAGGCATCGTGCGCAGTGCGCGAGATCTCCCGCGGTGGATGGCTGGGGTGGCACACGGTCAGCACGTCGGCCGACTGCGTGTAGTTCAGATCGTCCAGCTCGGCCGTGGTCCACGGCGTGGCGATCTCGACTGGCGAGCCAGCGCTGCCACCAGAGGAATAGACCACCTGGCCGCCGTCCTTGTAGACGCGCATGTAGAGGTTGCCAAACTCGAGCACATAGGTCTGAGTGGTCGAAAAGGCAAAAGGGATCAGGCGCACGCGAGCGCTGTGCGTCTTCACGCCGGCGACGTACTTCGTGCCGGGTCGGTTATCGGCGCCGCCGTAGATCTGAGAGATCATGTTGCGGCAGGTGCGCAGGCTGTTGGCATAGCGCGCCAGGTCGACGCGACCATACAGAGAGGGCGAGAGCTCGCCGCCGGTGAACGATGGCTGGATCGCGCTGTTGGTCATGGCTTAATTGTCCTGCGTGAATACGGTGACCTGGCCAGAATAGCCATCGCGCACGGTGACAAACTCTGATTCTGGTGCAGGTCCTTCTTGCTGCTCGTCCATGCTGTGGCCAGACGCGATCTCGATCTCAGCCCGGTAGGCGTCACGCGCTGCCTTGGCCAGGTCTGGCTTGGCAGACAGAGGCATGGCCACCTCGCTGGCCACACGGTAGGCCAGCACACTGGAGAACATGGGATCGAATAGCGTTGGATCGGTCACGCGGTAGGTGTAGACCAGCTCGGCCGCTTCCTGGTTGGTGTAGATCACCCGCTGGCCGTTCTCGTTGGCCACCTCGAATTGCACGCGCTGGTCGTTGCGCGGGTTGCGCAGGCCAGCGGGCACGATGTAGCGGGTCTTGAGGCAGTCGCTGGGGTAGGTGTACTTGAAGCCCCACTCAGCAGGTGGCGCACCAGCATCGGCCAACACCACGCGCTTCTTGGCAAAGTTCCAGGGGCGATCGCGCAGCACAAAGTCGCGGGCCTCCTCGTAGAACAGCGAGCACACGCGTGCCTCGTTGCTGGCCTCGGTCATGCTCGATATGAATGTCGAGATGCCGATGCGGGCCAGGGCCATGTTGCAGATGCTGACGACGGTTGCCATTGTGTTGTTTCCTTTAGCTCAGGACCGCGATCTCTTTGACGGTCAGAAGCAGCGATGGCGAGACGGGCTTACCAGACTCGGCTGCGTGATAGGCGATTGTGACATCCGTACTATTTGACTCCCACACAACTTGAACATAGTCGCCTGCGTTGAGGTTTAGCCAAAAGTTCTGCGACGGGATCAGTGCACCTGGTGAGCCGCCATGGCTTGACGGCACCGAGTAAATAAACCGGCTGCTGGCAATGTCTTGGCCATTGAGTCGACCCCACAAACTGAAGGTGTGCGATTGGCTGTCGGTGTTGTGGATGTGAGGAGAGAGCTGAAACTCGTACAGTCCAGCTCGATCGACGTAGATCTTGGACCCGTCGACAACAGTCACGCCACGACTGATCGCTTGGGTGTTGAATGTCATGGCCACCGCACCAGAGCCATCGGTCTGCGTGGTGGTATCAAAGAACGCGCCCAGGCGCGGGGTGCGCGCCCAGAAGAATTCGCTGCCATCAGGATCGCGCACGCCGACGATGTCGGCGGAAGACTCGTCATACAGGAAAGCAGACCCTGATCGCTGGCGAACGCTCATACATTAGGCCCCTGGGTACATCACAGAGGCTGGGTCTTTCTTCTCGCCTGGCATGAGCTCCATGTCTGTGATCTGGAGCTCGGCGCTCATGGTCTTGCCGTCGCCTTGGGTGTTGTAAGCGCTGGTCGACTTGACGAAGGCCTTGGCGCTGATCATCACGGGCGTGCCCACGTCAGGCAGCTCCTTGACGCCGAGCTTCTCGAGCTCGTCTTTGCCCAGGTGCAGGCACAAGCCATAGGGGTATTGGGGTTCATCGGCCTCGACTTCGCCAGGCATTTCCTCGCGCTCGGGCTTGCTTTTCAGGTTGACCATTGCCATGGTGCGCTCCAGTGTGGGGCAGGGGCCGAAGCCCCTGCTGTTTTTTAGATGACCTCGCGGTCCTGGACGGGCTGGTCTTTTTGCAGCTCGGACAGGGCGACGGGCTCGTCTTTCTTTGCCTTGGACTTTGCAGCCTTAGCGGATGCCGCCTTGGCGGGCTCGGCTTCTTTGACCTGGACTGGCGTGAACCACTTGGATGTCACGCCGTCCTTTACATCGAACACCTCGCCTGCGCGTTGGCGAGCACCACCATAAAAGCCATCAGTGATTGCTTGTACTTTCATGTGGTGCCCCAAGATCAGATGCCGTCAGGTGTCGCCACCCACTTGGCCACGTTAGTGGTCAAGAAGGCGTTGATCTTGCCGGCAGTCACGGTGGTGGTGCCGATGGTGGCCAAGACGCCCAGGTAGCGCTCGTAAGTGCCATTGGGCAAAGCCACGGCAGCGATCACGCCGCCAGCGTTCAACGCGGCAGAGTTGGCTGCTGCGTCATCGGTCACCAAAGAGGCAGACACGAAGTGAGCTGTGGCGCTGCCGTCAGTAGCGATCGAGGCAGAGGCGTCAGATGCCAGAGTGAATTGGATCGTGCCAGCGCTGCCGCCGGTGATGATCTCAGTGTCAGTCTGGATGACCAGGTACAGGGGTTGGCCGTTGCCAATGTCTTGGCTAGTGCCGCCCAAGTCGATCACGTCGCCGATCAAGGCGGTGCCAGCAGAGCCGGCAACCGATACTGCGTCAGCGAATTCGTTGCGTTCGTCGAGAATCATGATTGATTTCCTTTCAGTTCAGTTCAAGCCGGATTAGATGCCGGACTCGGTGTTGGTGATGGCGTCGCAGCGACGGAATGGGATGCCGTCGAACATGGTGACGTGCTTGCCGCCAACTTGTTCCATGGTCAAAGTAGAAGCTGCAACCTTGTTGGCGATCTGGCGACGCAGGAACGAGCGCACAGTGCGGTTCGCGTAGAAGGCTGGGCGACCCATCGACAAGGAAGGGATCAGCTCAGTGGCTTGCGTCAACAAGTCGACCAGGTCAGGACCCGATGCGGCGTTCTTGACCAGGTCTTCTTGGTCGATGTTGATACGCACCACATAGCGCCAGTCGCGCACGGACAAGCCGCAGTCCCAACGGTAGTGGGTGCGGTAGGCTTCCATGCGGCCGCCGTTGCCATCGACGTTCTCGATGGTGACCTGGCCCTTGTCTTCCATGTTCAAGCCGGCCTTGCTGCCCTTGGGGTAGATGCCGTGAACAGTGTTGGGACCCCACACCACCAGGTAGATGGAGGTGTTGTCGGTGCTGTCAGGATCAGCAGCGCTGGTCAAGATGTTGCCGCCGTTCTCAGCAGCCTGGTCGTTGAAGCGAGCGCCGAAACCGGTGAAGGCTTCTGGCTCGGTCGACTCGTTGCCGTAGAACAAAGTGGAGGCGAACTCTTGGTTCATGCCTTCGATGTGGGCGCGGTCTTCCGACAAGCGGAAAGCACCGGTGTTGCCGTTCAAGTCGGCCAAGGCCTTGTCGACTTCTGCGTATGCTTCCAACATACCGCAGGCGTCAGTCACTTGGACGGTGCGCGACTTGGTAGGTTGAACGCCACCGTACAGCTTGCGCCATGTCGGTGTGGGCAGACCGCTGCGAACAGTGGTGCGGTGGCCAGTAGGCAAGTTGCCTTCCAGCCAGACCATGTCGTCGAGGACTTCGTTGGTTTGAGAGAGGATTTCGGCGATCGTGTCGATCTTGCCGTTGGGGTCCAAACGCTTGGTGATGTCCAAGAGTGTTGGGTGGGTTGCTGCCAAAGTGCTCATGATTTTCCTTTAGTTCATGGTGGGGAACATTTTTCTGGCCGGGTCGCCTTGCACACCGTCGCGAGACGATTGTACGAAGGTGTCCTCGGCCATCGCTTTACCAATGCGTGCAAACACGCGTACCAGCTCGGGGTGGTTGCCCATCCCGGTGGCGTCCATTTGGGCCTTGAGCTCGGGCGTGCCAAACTTGGCGAGCGCGGCCTGGGCATGTCGCACGGACGTGTCCAGGTTCTGCCCGCCGATCTCTTTGTCAGCCTTCACATCGTCGACCCACTTCGCGGTCGTATCCTTCCAACTCTCCTGCTGCTTTTGTGCGAGCTCGGTCATGCGTTTGGAATAGATGTCGGCGAGCTTCTGGGCCTGCTCGTTCGACAGGTTGAGCTCTCGCGCAACCGGGTCGAACTCTGCAAGTGCAGCCTCGTCGAGGGTCATTCCATCGGGGACCTTGAGGTCGTACTTTTCCGGGGCTCCGGGTGCCTTGCCATCCTTGTTATCGGTCTGGTTCTGGTCACCGTTCGCGCCGGCATCGCCATTGGAGTTGTTGGGATCTGCCGCGTTGGCTGGTGCTCCGCCTTTGGCTGCGTCACCCGTAGGCGCCGCGGTCATCAGTGAAGTGCCAGCCGCTGCCTGATCGCCACTCGGAGCTGCGTCGGTGTTCTGTGCAGCGCTTGAGTTGTTCGCATCAGCCATTGGATTCTGTGTCCTTCTTTGCTTCTGTCATCATTTGGATGTACTGCTCGGCGCAAGCCTCGTGCACATCCGCCAAAACAATGAGGCCCATGTTTCGCTGGCCCTCATTGAAAAAAGTGGTGCTGTTTCCCGTAAATGATGTGCGAAACACACCAGCCCGGTCGAGCAAGCGCCAGATAAATCGGCGGCCCTCAATGCTCTGCATCAAGGTTCGCAGGTCGTGAAGCTCGCGATCGCGCGCCGACTCGTCTTTGCGCTTGCGGGACTTCACGCCCTCCTCGTCCGCCGCATTGTAGGACTTGACTTTAGGATCGTTCATACTGCAACACCACGCAGTTGGTTGATCATGGCGCCCACCGCGTTCTCGTCGGTGACCTGCGTCTCAGACAATGCCTTGGCAGTCTGCGCGCCCTGCTGGGCGATCGCGGCCTGCTGCATGGCCTGCTCTTGTTCTGCGCGCTGCTTGCGCATCGCGGCCACCGCATCGTCGTCGCGCACCATGGATGGCGGCGTGCCCACCATCGCGGCGTACTCGTCCAGGGTCTGGTCGAAGTCGATCTTGTCCAGCACCTCGGGCTTGGCCTGCGCGACCTGGCCAGCGAAGGCCACGAAGCGCTCGATGCCGGTAATGCCGGTGAGTTTCATTGCCTGGGCCATGACCGAGGTGTACTCGACCGACAGGTCCATGCCTTGCAGCTCCTTGGGCGCGGGCGGCAGCAGGTTCATGCGCATCATGATGTTGAACGTGCGGTCGATCAGCGGGTCGAGCAGCTCGTCGTTCAGGCGCTCGAGCACTGGTCCGAGCATGAGCAGCTTCTCCTCGTGGCGCTCCTGGATCTCACGCGCCGTGATGTTGGAGCGCTGATCGTTGGCGATCATCAGGAACAGGTCCTCGAAGAAAGCCCGGCGGATGCGGCCCTGGTTCTCCTGGATGTCGAGCATGAGCTCGTTGATCCGAGGGTTGATCTCGTAGGCTGGCGAGAAGCCGGCCTGGCCAGACTGCACGTCGACATAGGTCACATCGCCCGGCAGCAGGCTGGCGCGCTGGTTGCGCAGCGAGCTCGGTGCCACCATGGGCGGGTTGACCATCTTGTCGATCGCCTGGGCCTTGCGCTTTTGCTCGAGCTGCAATGCCTTGATGTCACCCAGCGCGTCCATGCCAGGGCTGTGGCCATAGATATCCTCGCCGGTCAGCGACCAGCGAGAGGCCATCACGGGGAAGTCATCGAAGCCAGCCTCGCGCAACATGTTGTCGCCCTCGGCCCCGCGCTCGTAGTAAACCGAGCGGAAACGCTTGTATCGAGATTCGGCTTTACGCTCGTTGTACTCTGGGTTGGGTTCGACCGCGTGCACCACGTCGATCCACGTCTCGCCGTTGCCGCGATCCCAGGCATTGCGCACCGCCTGCGAGCAGTTGGCCAGGCCAAACTGGCCGACCAGTTGGCGCACGGTCATCTGGTATTCGCGATAAATGCTGTCGGTGTTGCCGCGGTATGAGGTGCCCAGGGCGTAGCTGCCGATCGGGAAGGGGTAGCAGCGGATCACGTCCTCGTCGTCTTCCAGGACAGCGAAGGCGTTGGTGCCGAACACGCCCAGGTCACCGTAGGTGATGGGTAGCGTGGTGTAGAGGTTCGAGCGCAGGAAGACTTCCTGCATGCGCGACTTCACCAGGTCAAGCCACATCTTGACCGGCGTGTACTCGTTGAGCGCTGGGTCAGGGGTGCGCAGTGAGAACCATGGCCGGGCGGGTGAGGTGATGCCAGACATCATGCCGCTCGAGAGCGTGCGCACGGCCAGGGTGGCCGTGTTGTCGATGATCTTGGTGTTCTTGCGATCGCCGCGGTTGCGGTCGGTGACCGTGAACCGAGCCTGGCGCGGCAAGATGTAGTCGGACAGATCCTGCCAGTGGCGGATGAACGACGACCGCTCAGTAGTGAGCTCGCCGAGTCGTCGGTCGAGGCTCTTGCGTTTGGACTCGGTTTGCATGTCTTACTGGCCCAGCAAGCTCTTGGTGGCGACTGGTGCAGCAGTGGTCACGCCCTGGCCACCGGTCAACATGGTGGAGTCACGGCCCATGGCCATGGCTTGGCGACGGCGCTCGCGATCTCGCGTGGCGTTGACAGCGGTCTGCTCCTCGGCCGACTCGGGCTTGGGTGCTGGCGCTGGAGGTGGGGCGCTGCTGCCCTTGCCACCACCGCCGCCGTAGACGCGGCCGCCGGGCTTGTGCTCTGTTGCGCTGTCGCCGAAGGGCTCAAGCAGTGAGTAGAGTTTTTGTCGGGAGATGTTCATTGTGGTCACCTTTCGTGATGCTCAAGACGTGGAGGTCCAGCAGTTCGCCGTTGTGCAAATGGTATCGCGGGATGACGGCGTCCTCGCTGAAACCGATGTTGGTCATGGCCGCGGCCAATGCCTTGTACTGCGTCCACACCACGATTCTCTCGTATCCCAGCGCCCACGCTACAGGAATTGCACCCTTGGTCACGCTGCGCACGCGCAGCCCGTTGCCCATGATGTGGGGCTCGATGACCTTGGGGTTGTGCTCCACGCAACGGAACACAACGCGGGATTCTTTGCAGCCTATGAACACCGTCTCGCCTGCCTTAGCCCTGGTGCGGATGAAGGCCAGGGCGTCGAGCTTGGTGTAGTCGTGGCGAATGTCGCTGGGCACCAGGTACTGCCAGAGGAATTCCTGGAGCCACGGGTCGTCGATGTCGAACTCCTCGATCTTCATGCGTGGTCCAGTGGTTCGTACTCGGTGGCCACCCCGCGCTGCTCGAAGGATGGGTGGATGTGCTTCATGCTTGGCGCCACCGGGAAGGCGAAGGTCAGCGCCAGCGCGTCGGCCTTGTCGGGTGAGCGGCCGATCACGTCCTTGATGTCGTCCTTGTCGCACAGGCGGAACTTGTCGCCCTGGAAGGTGTAGGTGGCTGCGGCCAGCTCCTCGGCCAGCTCTGAATCGTTGGGCAGCGCGCCGCCGTCCTTGATCCACTTGGCCATCTCGAACCACATCTCGCTGCGCTTGTTGAAATAGCGCGGGTCGGTGGCCTTGCCCGAGAAGTACACCTCGATCGGGTTGTGGTTGGTCTGGCGCAGGGCGTCGATCACGCCCACGCCGTAGCCACCAGTGGCGTCGACAAAGGTGGCATCTGGCTTGAACTTGGCCATGGCCTGGCCCACCGCGTTGGCCACCAGCATGGTGTCGGGGATGCGCAACTGCCTGGGCTTGAAGGCCACCTTGCCCTGGCGCGGGAAGATCATCGAGCTGTCGTCGCCCTGGCGGGCCACGTCCACGCCCAAAATGCGGGCTGCGAAGTTGTACTGGTGCTCGTTGTAGTGGCGGGCCTGCGCGGCCTCGATGTCCTCGGGCCCGATCAGGGCGTTGCTCGAGCTCGAGGGGAACACGCCTCGCACGCGCACGCGCACGAAGTCCGAGTCCTCGCCGTAGTCGTCGACCCACTTCTGGAGCTGGACCTTGTTGGTCATGGCCACGGTGCGGCTGTCGATCTGCCGGGTGATCCAGCGGTGCTTGAACTTGCCAAAGCACTCTCGGAAGCGCCCGATGTTTTGCGTCGGGTTACCAAAGCAGCACCAAATGATCTCGGTGTCGCTGTCGGTGAGCGCGCCCTCGGACACCTCCCAGATCAGGTCGTGGATGGCCGAGGCCTCGTCGAACACCAGCAGGATGCGCTTGCCCTTGTTGTGCAGGCCGGCGAAGGCCTCGGTGTTGCGCTCTGACCAGGGCACCATGTCGATGCGCCAGGTCTTTTCGTGGTCGGCGTCCTTGCTGAACAGCGCGGTGGCCGTGAGCTCGAACCAGGACCGGGTGATGCACAGGCGGAACCACTTGGCCACCTCGGCCCAGGTCTTGGTCTTGAGCTGGTTCTCGGTGTTGGCGGTCACCACGCCCTTGGTGTCCTCGTGCGTGCTGATGGCCCAGATGATGATCCAGGACACCAGCGCCGACTTGCCGATACCGTGGCCAGATGCCACGGCCACCTGGATGGCCTCTTGCACGGACAGCTCACCGGCGCGCAGGCGCTCGCCGATCTCGGCCAGGATCTCGCGCTGCCACTGATCGGGGCCTTGGAATTCCGAGAGCTCGCCCTTACCCCACTCGAAGGCTGCCAGGACAAATCCCAGCGGGTCGTGGGTAAACCCCGCGATGAACTCGACGAGCTCGTCCTGGACCTTATTTCGTGCCACGCTCGCGGGCCTCCTTGATGCGGGTGGCCAGCTCGCTGCTGTCGCTCACCTCGATGCGCTCGGTGAACAGCTTGAGGTGTTTGCCCAGCAGCTCGTACCCGCGCAGTGCAGATCCCGACTCAAACTTCCACTCGCCGGTCGGGTTGCCATCCTCGTCAGTCACGGCCACAGCCTGCTCGCAGCGCTCGATCACACCCATGATGCCGGTCAGCACCCGCTCGGCCGTGATGCCGGTGGTCTGCGACCTGGCCTTCTTGAGCTCGTCGATCGCGGCCTTGACCTTAGCATTTCCTAGCAGGCGTGCACCCTGGACCTCGGCCGTCTTGCCCGCGGCATATCCCGCCCGTACCGCCGCTTGGGTGGCGTTGAGGTCGATGAGGTATTCCTCGCAGAAGCGCTCCTGTTTTGGGGTGAGTTGGTCTTTGCTCATGGTGTTGCCTATTCTGCACCAGCCGGTGCGATGCGAAGCGCGATGGCGCCGTCTTTGATGGATGGCATGCGCTGGAGGACCAGGCGGTCGATCTGGCTGTCATCTTGCCAGAGCCCGGCCTTGGTGCAGGCATCCTCGACGACCTTGATGACGTTGGACAGATCGCGCTTGCGCTTGTCGGGCGGGTAGATGTCGACCTCGAGCTCGATGCGGCACTCCAGCCCCATGGCCAAGCCTGACGATCGGATGACCCAGGCCACCTGTTCGTAGTACCGCCTGGCCGCATCGGTGAGGTAGTGCTTGCCCTTGGCGTGCTTCCACATGTGGTTGCCTGATGGCGGGTATGGGATGGACAGCATGATCATCGGGTGTTGCTTTCGATAAAAGTTATCCACAATTCACAACTCAAATTCCTTGGCTATCACCATCCATATCACCCCTTAAAGGGGGTGATATGGTGATATGGGTCCCGTATCAGGTCGTATCAGGTGGGTGATATGAAAAAAGTGAGTATTCATGCGGGTTTGCTGGGTGTCATATCAGGCATATCACCTGACCTGATACGTGAGGAAAACGCACCATATCAGGGGGGGTGATACGCCATTTGCTTAAAAAATAGGCAGCTCTTTCATGAGAAAACGCCTGCGTTGAGGGCGCCCAAAACGAACGCCAGGGCCACGCAAAAGATCCAGGTGATGGTGTCGTTCATGCCTTCCACCTCGCTCTGATCATGTCGGCTGCCTGGTACGGCTCGGCCTGGTCCGCCACCTTGGCGCAGTCCTCGGCGACCAGGGCGGCGAAGTGTTCCAGCTTGTCGATGTATGTGATCTCGCCAGTTCGCCAGTAGTAAGGCATCAGGGACTCTTTTGCCATGCGGATCACGTCGTCTCGGTTAATCATCGTTGCCTCGCTTCCATATCGGTGTTGCTTTTTCCTTGCGCACCAGGTTGCGCCCGGTCAGGGACAGTGCCTGGCTTGCCTTCTCGCTCAGTTTGTAGCCCTGGCCATCCTTGACCAGCAGCCCCTTCTCAGCGCAGCGCTTGACCGCCCGCTGGGCCGATGCCTGGGTGCAGCCGAGCACGTCCTTGAGCTCACTGAACGGCAGCCACCCACGGTCGACGGCCTCGATCACCTGCTTGGCGGTGATGTCCTGGCCCTCGGAGTCGGTGCCCACCTTGTAGGCGAACGCATCGTCGTGCGGCTCGAGCACCACGCTGTCGACCTCAACACCGCCGACCTCGCCCAGCTCGACCACTTTGAACTTGAATGTCATGTCCGGTGGCATCTCGGCGTCTTTCATCTTGGTGGCTGTGAGCGCCACGACGCCGGCCTCGTTGGCCACCTGGTACTCGGCATCGAGCGCGGCCTTGAGTGCCGAGCTGCCGCGAGCGCGGTCCATGTTGTGGCCAGAGTGGTGCACCAGGTTGACGTTGCAGCCGAACGGATGACGCACCCAGGTGTCCAGGTGCTCGACGAACTTACCCATGTCCGAGGTGCTGTTCTCGTCGCCGTCGCCAAAGTTACGGGCCACGGTGTCGACCACCACCAGCGACGGGGTGACGCCGGTCTGCTCGATCATCACGATGATCTCGTCGTGCAGCTCTTTGGCTGATGCCTCGTTGAAGATGGACACCGCCCTGCGAGACTTGAATAGCGGCGCACCCTTGAGGCTGACGCCTGCGTGCTTGGACCAGGCAGCAAAGCGCCTGGCTAGACCGTTGTGGCCCTCGCCCGCGATATAGAACACGGCGCCCTGCTTGACCGAGTGGCCATGCCAGGGCGTGCCGGTCGCGATGCAGCAGGCCATGCCCACGGTCACGAACGACTTGCCGCCGCCAGGTGCGCCGTAGATCAGGGACAGCGAGTCGGTTTCGATGTAGTCCTCGATCAGCCACTGGATCGGCTGGAGGTTGTCGACCAGGTCGCCGACCGAGACGAACAAACCCTCTTTCGGTGGCGGCACTTCGACCTCAATCGCGTCGACGATCGCGCCCTCGATGTCACTTACTGTCGCGCCTGCGCTGATCCAGTCCGCGAGATCCTTGCCCTGCTTGACGTTGAGCAGGCCCACGTTTCGGGCTTTGCCCGTCAGGGTCTGCACTACCCACGCCGCATGTCGCTGGCCAGGTTCATCCTGGTCGGGCACCACGACGACGTCGGCATTGACCAGGACATCGGCAAACTCGGGCAGCCACTTGTTGCCGCTGCCGTTGTCCGCTCCCATGGCATTGCAGGTGGCCACCAGCCCCATGGTCCTGGCCGTCTCGACGTCCTTCTCGCCCTCGCAGACGTAGATGGTTTGCCCTGCGGCCACTGCCTGGATGATCTCGGGCAGGCGGTAGAGCACGCGGCGCACGCCCTTGATCGACCAATTCCACCCGCTGCCCTCTGGCCGTCTTTGACGAAAGTCCTTGGGGTCATAGCGCACTGCCTGGTAGAGCAGCTCGCCGTCCTCGTTGACGTAATCGTAGGTGGCCACGATCTGGCCTCGGCCTTGGCCAAAGCTCACCTTGACCGGTGGTGGCATCAACTTCGTTGGACTGCTTTTTGCAGAGCTTGGCCACAGGTCCAACACCTTGAGGTGCGCGATCACAGTGTCCTGATCGCAGCCAGCGTGACAATGCACGACCAGCTTTCCATCCCTACCGTGGCCAACCGAGAGGCTGGCCTTTTTGTCGTCATGCGCCGGGCATCGGCATGACCAATCGTTGCCTGATTTTCTGCCGCCACCCAATGTGCGGGTAATATGTTCTGCATCCAAAACGGTCCCCTGAAACACTGTCCAAAATTAAAGGTGACACCAGGCGGGGCGTGGACAGGGATTCGCCTTTTCGTTCCGTCGAACTAGCCCGGTGTCTCGATGATTCTATATCATGTTGCGGGTTTCGCAACGCTCAACCCACAAAGTTGCTCAAGCGTCAGCTCGTGGCCAAGCCTTTTGGCCATGGCCATTAGGCCCACCCAATGCGCCTGCGGGATTCGACCGCCCAGGCTTTGGCGGGACTTCGGCATCATCCACCTGGTCACCGTAGAGGGCGATATGCCCAGCTCACGCGCCACTGCGCGACATCCTCCGAGCGAGTCGACCACCGAGCGGGCCGGCTGCATGGAGTGCTTGATTCGAGTTGTTGCCATAGATGCACCAAATAAAAACGATGCGCCAAGTCTATCCGCGGTTGATGCCATGTTGACCGTCACGCAACACGATGCTTTTTGCGACTACCCAACCGTGACTTTTATTAGGGAAACTACCTAGAAAATAATTTGTTATGCGTGTTGCGATTACCTCAATTTGCTGTGTTAAGATCGAGGCTCACCAACCAACCAACCTACCGAAAGCAACCAAATGACACACGACAGCCGCTACAACGCCTTCAATAGCGCAGCCTCCAAAATCAAGAGCCGCGACAACCGTCTGGCCGTGGACGAAATCATCGACAGCGCCCGCATCAACGCCAACGACACCATCCGTGACGAGCGCCTGCCACTGAGCGATTGGGACCACATGTTCACTGCCACGATCGGCAGCATATTGAGCGAAGGCCGCCACAATCGCCACGTCGTTGCCTTCTTCACTAGCCGCGGCATCAGCTACTAAACCAACCCACCTACCTACCAGGAGCACACCATGATGATCAACCGAGCAGTTTACGAATCGCTGATGCAAGTCTACGAAGGCTGCCAGACAACCCACCAAGATGGATCTGTTTGGGCCATGGTCTACATCCCAAACATCAGCGTCAAAGGTGCAAACCAACACCAGATCGCCGGCGCTCTTTCTGTGCTGGAAAAACAAGGCCACTACATGTCAACAGGCGACAAGTATTTCGGCCAAGTACGCATCAAGTAATCAACCCACCAACCAAAGGACCTAACCATGACCAGCATCCAAACCACCATCGGCTACGGCAAAGCCGTTGTCACCGTCAACTACGGCACCGAGGAGGGCGTGGCCGGCGTCCTGGAAGTTTTGCTCGGCACCACCAACATCTTCGACGCACTGAGCGAGGACCAAATCCTGGACCTGGAGATGGAGTGCCAGGCCGACTACGACGAACAGCTCGAGCGCCGCCGCGAAGACTTCGCCATCGACCAATACGAATTGAGCTGCGCATACGACTGATTAACCCACCAACCCAAGGAGAACACCATGACAACAGCAACCGCACAACTGACCATCGAGGAGCTGGTCACCAAACTCGCCGCCGCCAAGGCTGCCGAGGCCGTGGCCAACAAAGACCGCGTCAAGCTCGAGGAGCAGATCGTCGAGCTCCTGGGTGCCAAGCCCGAGGGCTCCACCACGCACGAGCTAACCAACGGATTCAAAGTCACCGTCACCGGCAAGATGTCCTACAAAGCCGACATGGAAATGCTCATGCAACTGGCCAGCGCCCTGCCACCCAACATGCGCCCCATCAAGGTCGAGCCCAAGCTCGACGAGACAGGCGCCAAGTACCTGCGCAACAACGAGCCCGAGGTCTGGGCCATGCTCGCGCCGGCCATCACGATCAAGCCCGTCAAGACATCCGTCGAGATCAAGCTCTGATCCATCATTTCATCCGCCAACCGAAAGACCTACCATGGCATTTAATCTCGACTCCATTAAACGCAGCACCGGCATCAAAGCCCCACGCGTCATGATCTACGGCCCGCACGGGCTGGGCAAAACCACCTTCGGGTCTGGTGCGCCGAATCCGATTTTCATCCTGACCGAGGACGGCCTGGGCCGCCTGGAGGTCGACCACTTCCCGGTGGCCGCCTCTTTCAACGACGTCATTGATGCGATCGGCACACTGTATAACGAGGATCACAATTTCGGCACCGTCGTGATCGACTCGCTCGACTGGCTGGACAACCTGATCTGGGCCGACATCCACACCAAGCACGACGACAAAGCGCTGGCCTACGGCAAGGGTGCAGTGATCGCGGCCGACTACTGGCGCAGCATCCTCGAGGGCCTGGCCGCCCTGCGCGACGACAAGGGCATGGCCGTGGTGCTGATCGCGCACACCGAGATCAAGCGCTTCGACTCACCCGAGACTGAGCCCTATGACCGCTACCGCCCCAAGCTCCAGGACCGCAGCTCTGCGCTGATCCAGGAGTGGTGCGACGCCGTGTTCTTCTGCAACTACCGCGTGCTCACCAAAGAGACAGAGGTCGGGTTCAACAAGGAGGTGCGCCGCGGCATCACCACCGGCGAGCGCCTGATGTATACGACCGAGAAACCGGCCTACCTGGCCAAGAACCGTTACGGCCTACCCGACAGCATGCCGCTGTCGTGGGACGCCTTCGCCACTGCCATCGCGCAGTAATCACCAACCGAGCCACCAACCTAAAGGAAACCATCATGGCCCGCATTAACTTCAACGCATCCACTGTCGAACCCTCCACCCCCATGGACGTGCTGCCCAAGGGCAAGTACCTGTGCATGGCGATCGCATCCGAGCTCAAGGCCACCAAGACCGGCAACGGTGAATACCTCCAGATCACCTTCGAGGTGCTCGATGGCCAGTTCAAGAGCCGCAAGATCTTCGAGCGCCTGAACATCCGCAACAGCAACAAGACCGCCGAGGACATCGCCCAGCGCGCCCTGTCGGCTTTGTGCCACGCGGTCGGCGTGATCGAGCTCGAGGACAGCGACCAGCTCCACAACATCCCGGTGACGATCGACCTGGACATCGACCCAGCCAAGGGTGAGTACAGCGCGCAGAACCGCGTCAAGGGTTACAGCGCTGCCGGTGGCCAGGCTTCTGCGCCAGCACCGACCCAGCGCGCAGCAGCCCCCGCTGCCGCGGCTCCAGCCGCCGGCGGCACACCGGTCTGGAAGAAGAAAGCCGCGTGATTTTCGGGGCCGAAAGCGGATGCTGTGCGCCACGGGTATTGATCCGAAAGCGCAGCGACCTCTAGCGCACAGACGCAGCGAGTAGGCCCCACCTCCACCTACACCTACCTACCAAAACATGAAAACAGGCAAAGCATCCCCTTATTACGGACGGCTCAACACCCGAGATCTGTCCAATGAGGTCAAGGTTATCTGGCGCAGCCGCAACGACGAGCTGCCTGATTTACCGACCACGGGAACGCTGGCCGTGCTTGAGCAGACCGACCAGGATCTCGATGACAAAGTTGACTTCGTCCGGAGACTGGTGGCCATAACGCCACTGACCGATCGAGAGGAGCAAGCGATTGCCATGCACGTTTTGGAGGACTACACGCTGGATGAGGTTGGCAAGTCCATGGACGTTACCCGTGAGCGCGCCAGACAGATCATCAACAAGGGACTGCGCAGGCTTCGCTCCTATCAGCGCAAGCTCACCGACAACAGGATGGAAAGCCGCAAGTGGTGGTCCATCGCGCTATCGATGGATCAAAAGATGTAAACAAGGACGACCACCAAAATGAAATTACCCGAACCCATCCACGAACACACCACCTCGACCGCGATCATCCGCTGGTACGAAAAGAACCAGGACACCGACGGCCGCCCGCACCTGGGCGCCAGCCTGATCGGTCGACCCTGCGAGCGCGAGCTCTGGTACAGCTTCCGCTGGGCCACGTCCAAGAAATTTCCCGGCCGCATCCTGCGCCTGTTCAACCGCGGCCAACGCGAGGAGCCTGCATTTATTGAGGAGCTGCGCGGCATCGGCGTCGAGATCCTGGACCGCGATCCAGAAACCGGTGGCCAGTTCAACTTCCGCGCCGTGCGCGACCACTTCGGCGGATCGTGCGACGGCATCGGCCGCGGCTTTCCCGAGGCACCCAAGAGCTGGGCCATCGTGGAGTTCAAGACCCACAACGCCGACAGCTTCAAGGACCTGGCCAAGCTCGGCGTGGCCAGCGCCAAGCCCGAGCACTTCTCCCAGATGCAGATCTACATGGGCCTGGCCGAGCTCGAGCGCGCCCTGTACCTGGCGGTGAACAAGAACACCGACGAGCTGCACAGCGAATGGGTACACTTCGAGCGCGACCACTTCGAGCTCATGATCAAGAAAGCCGAGCGCATCATCGACGCCGAGGTGCCGCCCCAGCGCGTGCACAACGACCCGGCCTGGTGGGCCTGCAAGATGTGCGACCAGCATGCGGTCTGCCACGGCGACAAGGTGCCCCAGAAAAACTGCCGCACCTGCGTGCACGCCACCCCGGTGGACGATGGCCAATGGGGGTGCCAGCACCACGAGCGCCTGATCACCATCGACGAGCAGCGCGTGGGTTGCCGCCAGCATTTGTATATACCGCCGCTGATCAACTACGCCGAGGTGCAAGACGCCGGCAATGGCTGGATCAAGTACAAGCACCGCGACGGCCTGGTGTTCGCCAACGTCACCGAGGACTGCGACCGGTCCGAGGAGAACATGACGAGCGACGTCGAGGCCTGCTACACCAGCGCCGAGCTGGTGGTGACCGTGCCGCAGATCGTGGGCGACAAGCTCACAGCCGACATTAAAAAAGAGTTCCCGGACAGCCGTGTGTTGAGCAGCGAGCTGACCGATCCTCCATTCTGAGGTGACCCATGAAACGACAAGAAATCCTAAAGCAGCTCGAGCACACCATCTGCCGCGACCGTGTCGACACCCACGGCAAACCCGAAAACACCTTTGCGCTGATCGCTGACTACTGGTCCACCTACCTTAGTCAAGAGGCCGGCGTGGACGTGCTGATCGACGCGTCCGATGTGGCCGTCATGATGTCGCTGTTCAAGATCGCCCGCTTCCAGGTGCAGCCCATGCACATGGATAACGCGATCGACGGCGCGGGTTACTTCGTGATCGCCGGCGAGCTGGTGTCCGAGCTCCAAGGCAGCGACGGGCTGCTCAATGAACGATGAAGCCACTCAACATCATCAGCGTACCGCCGGGCTTCTGGGTTCTGCGTGACGAGCGCGGCCTGTTCTACGCGTACAGCTTCCCCGAGTCCGGCGTGCGCTGCACCGACGAGATGCGCCTGGCCCGCAAGTACAGCACCGAGCGCGGCGCCTGGTCGGCACACCACAAGATCCGCCTGGCCTACGGCAAGCAGACACAACCTATCTACTTCACCACACGATTGACCTACCATGAAACTCAGGCAGTACCAGGCTGACGCCATCCAATCCATCTATGACTGGTTCGCAGCCGGAAAAGACGCGCCCCTGGTAGTGACGCCAACCGGCTCGGGCAAGTCGGTCATCCTGGCCGACTTCATTCGTCGCGCCTGCACCGAGTTTCCCGACACCCACATTTTGGTCGTGACCCACGTCAAGGAGCTGGTCGACCAAGACGCCAAGGCGATCAAGCGCATGTGGCCACACGCACCCGTTGGCATCTACTCCGCGGGCCTGGCCAAGCGCCAGCTCAAGCCGGTGACCGTGGCCAGCATCCAGTCGGTCTACAACAAGCCCGCCTTCCACGGCCGCTTCGATCTGATCATCGTCGACGAGGCGCACCTGATCCCGCACAAGAGCAGCGGCATGTACCGCAAACTGCTCGAGGCCTGCATCGCGGCCAACCCCGACACCAAACTGATCGGCCTCACGGCCACGCCGTATCGCCTGGACAGCGGCATGTTGCACGAGGGCGAGGGCGCGCTGTTCGATGGCATCAGCTACGAGGCCAATGTGGCCGACCTGATCCAAGCCGGTTACCTGTGCCCGCTCACCGCCAGGCACGGCGACGACGTGGACATGACCGGCATCAAGGTGACCGGCGGTGAATTCAACGCGGGCCAGCTTGGCGAGCGCATGTCGGCCATCGAGCTGGTCGAGCACCACGCCGACCTGATCGTGCATCGCTGCCTGGACCGCAATGCCTGGCTGATCTTCTGCGTGACGGTCGAGCACGCCGCCCAGATCACCGCCGCGCTGGGCCGCCGTGGCGTGAGCTCCGAGTACGTCAGCGGTGACATGCCGGGCGCCGAGCGCGACGCCAAGATCCAGGCGTTCAAGGACGGCAAGATCCGGGCGCTGGTCAACTGCTCGATCCTGACCACCGGCTTCGATCACCCGGCCACCGACGCGGTGGTGATGCTGCGCCCTACCCTGTCGCCTGGCCTGTACGTCCAGATGGTCGGCCGCGGCCTGCGCCTGCACGAGAGCAAGAGCAACTGCCTGGTGCTCGACTTCGGTGGCAACGTGCGCCGCCATGGATTCATCGACAAGGTCGAGCCACCGCGCAAGGGCAAGAAGGGCGCGAGCAAAGAGGCACCGGTCAAGGCCTGCCCGCAGTGCAACCTGCTGGTGTCGATCATGACCAAGACCTGCGAGTGCGGCCACGTCTTCGAGATCGCCGAGCGCGAGAGCGAGACGCTGCACCACACCGGCGCGATTCTGTCGACCGAGGTGCCACCGGTGGAGCTCAAGGTCCAGCGCGTGGCCTACGCCAAGCACGTCGGCAAGAGCGGCATGCCCGTGCTTAGAGTGGACTACTACTGCGGCCTCAAGCGCGTGAGCGAGTACGTATGCCTGGAGCACCAAGGCTTTGCCCGCAGCAAGGCAGAAAAGTGGTGGGTCGAGCGCACCATGTGGTACGCCCCAGCCACCGTTGACCAGGCGCTGGCCGAGGCGCACAAGCTCGACGTGCCGCGCTCGATCGTCGTGTCGTTCGCTACCAAGTACCCCGAAATCAAGAGCCACAAATTTCTAGGGGTAAGTCCTAGTGTTGAGGATGTCGCAACACTGTGACATAATCCTCATGCCACTGGCATTTATCAACCAACCGAAAGACCAACATGAAGCACCACAACCACCACCAACATCCATACAGCAGCGAGTTCAAGCGCCGCATTTTCACGCGCCGCATTGAGCGCCGCATCGAGGCCGGCGCAAGTTTCCTGCTGGCGTTTGCGATCGGCCTCGGCCTGGCTGTGCTGCTGGTTGCGTGGTGGTCGTCATGAACACCTGGCCCTTCCCGCCACCCGGTGGCCCCGTGCCCTGGACCCCAGCGCAAGAGCGCGCCTACCAACAGCAGCAACGCAACCAACTACCCGACTCACCCTTTTGAAAGCAGCACCATGAAAGTCCACACCATCCAGGCCAAAGCCAAAGAGCAACTGACGATTGAGGTCGAGCAGACGACCGCCGGCAAGCGCGAGCACACCAACCTGTCGCAGCGCGAGATCTACACACCAGGGTGGACGAC